CTCCTGACCCATCTCCAAAAATTGTGTATACTTCTGAGTAAAAGTCTTGGGATAGACAAGATAGTAATGAGGGCCCGTGTGTAGTTGAGAGAAGGTATGCTGGTACCCTGGATCTAGTGTGGGGGAGTTCAACACTGTTTAGAGACATGAATCCATCAGCCCTAGTTTGGACTTGAGTCCCGGCGGGGAGAGTTACACTACGAGGCGGAAGTCTTATGGGGAATTCCACCTCGGAGTTCGGTAAGTTCTTAATTGAGTAGTCAGTAGTAAAAGGAAGGAAAATGTTGTAGTTTTCGGATTCAACAATTAAAAGTTCGATTAGTCGACGAGAATCCGAGTCAAGGTCTTCTGTTAAACGTGCCTCGAGCATAGGGGTCAGGATGCTCTCATTCACAGACTCCCTTCCTTGAAGCATCACAGCACGCAAATACTTCTTGACATCCCTAATCACAAACCAAGTAGCAGGGGGAACATTGGAAAACCGATGTTTGATCAGCGTTTGCGACAGTGTCCTGAAGAAGTAGGAGACTAGATCCTCCTTGCTCACAGTGAAGACGGTGACTGGTTCGACAAATCGCCAACGCGAGAGAAGCAACTTCTTGACACAATTGGCAAGGGAGTAATCACTTGCAGGGTAGTCAGGGGGTATACTCTCGGAACTTGAGGCATTGTTAGCGATCCATTCATTGTTCTCTTTAATCTCAACCATGTTTATCATGTCCATGAAGACACTGATCCCTAGCCCCTGTACTATCTTCTTCCACGCCATAGTCAAGCTGGATGCAGAGAGAAGATTCTCGACTTCATTTTTAGCACCCATGTTCAGTAGTCTAGTAAGTTCTTCTTTCGGTCCTTCCTGATCTATGTGTCTACAAAATAGTTCCACATCCAAGTTGAAGAACCAGTTTTTGGGCAGCTTTCCTATAGTTCCATTGATCAGACCTCGACATGTTTCGTGAGCAAGGAGACTGTATCTGTATTGTGTTAGGTTTTTAGTGGGAGTTGCATTTGTGTCTACAGTCTTGGAGTACCTGACTCGTGAGAGGATATGGGACTCCACTTTGTCTTTCGGGACATAGAGGGAGGTCCCCTCTAGGGTCGACAGTTCAGGAGCATCGCCTTCGGCTTCCATGTTGTTATCTGGAAGCTCAACCAAACAATCTTTGCAAGAGACATGGTAATGGACCATTGGAGGAGAAGACAGGCCGAGATATCTCCTAGCGAATTCCAGTCCTGCCCAAGAAATCATGATCCCCTGGAAGTGAAGGGCATAATTCCCTCTTCCCCTCGAATATTGACCCATGGAGTTGGTGGATAGAGAGACGTGGGTCAAGGGAGTAAAGATGCC